TCTGGTTCGATTCGGTACAAGTTCGTCTTCCCCGCCACGCGGACGCAAGGACTGCTTGTCCAGACGATTGCAGAGCCGAACATTCTTGATTATGGTCTCTCTTCAGCTTCAGCTCATGGCGTGGGCGAATGGTCGTCTTTTCCGTATTATCTAACGAATACAGCCCAGAACGCTTCGGTGAATGTGGAGGTTCCTTTCTGGACGGAGTATAATCAACTCCTTACGACTGATCCATTTCCAGGAGATGTCGAAGATTCGTCGTCGGCATACACTTCACCAACTCAGTTAGCGTTAACGATTCAAACGTGGGACACTTCAGAATTTCCCACTAACGCAGGCGGAGATCACTTTATTCCAGTGAAAGTCTACAAAGCGCTCGGGGACGATTTCTCCTACTCGTTCCTTGTTGCGCCGCCAAACTTGTATTATTACGCCGCACAAGTTTAGGCGCTCCGCTCAAACGCAGTCTCGATTTAAGTCGATTTAGTAACTTATATTTATCTCAAGTTTGTAACCTTTGTGTTAGAATCTCATAACGATATCATTGGCGACACCGCTTTGGATCGCTGCAGTCATTTTATGTTTCATCTTCTAGCTTTGAATCTGGCCGCTTCGAAGGAACACACTTCGTTGCGCGGGATGGTGGATGGTCTCATTTTCGGCGCCATTCATCTAGGTCCAGTCGGCATGACACTTTAGTTGGTCCTCTATCAGCTCGATGCGTATCTCGGGAGAAGTTCTCTTTTACTTCCATCTCTCGATCTCTGCGCTAGATCTGTTATGATCCTCTACTGTCTCATGTTATGATAGGGAATTTCACGTATAAGAAATGCTTGGCAGCATACTCTGCCACTGAAAAGTGTAAGATGTAAAATACAAAATTTAAAGTCGTTTGTACGCTTGACGTGCTTGCGCAAAAAACAGAAGTCCTACGGGCAGAAAGTCCTACGGGCAAATTAATGATTATGAATAGTTCTTTTACTACTTCGCCGAATTCATCGTGTGTGTCCACTGTGCCGGAAAAATCCGTCCAGTTGGAACCTGTCTTTTGTCCTTTTTCGTCCCCAGCAGAGAACGCCGTTGAGGCGCTCGTGTTTCGCAAGAATCAAGAGCGACGGCGAGAAATTCAGCGATCAGTTGACGTGGCGATTAGGCAGCGAAAGCTAGCCGAGCGCCACGAACGATCGAAGAAGGTCTCGCAGCAGTCCGCGATTCAAGCAGCACGAGATTTGAAGCGTGAAGAGAGGACGCTTCATGCCTCGACTCAGTTCCTGCCGTTTTCAACTTTACGTCAGTCGACGCGCGATGGACGTGAGATTCGTCCGCTCCATCTCGATCTGTTCCGAGAGTACGGTCTTCATTTGACTCGAGAAGAACGTGCTCGGAAGAACTTGCGCGTAAGATTCGACCTTTCACATGGCGCCAATTCAGAGAGTCGAACATCTGACTCGCCGGCAGGGGTCTCGTTCTCAGACGATATCTCGCTTGATCTTTCACGAGAGAGAGCTGAGGTTGATGAGCTGAGAGCTTGGCTTGCCGCGCCACCTCTTCCCGCCTTTTCACGGCCACAATCGTCCACCGTTTTTCACGCGGTTGACGACGCTTATGTCGAGTACGATCCGACGTCGGACTACAACGAAGACTACACTCTTTGTGGTCTGTTCGGCGATGAGCGTGAGATCGTCAAGAAGACGGCCGCAAAGGTTGACCGCTTGTGTGACGAGGTTACTCCTCTGATCCAGTTGGCGACCGCTCAAGTTGGTTCGTTCGACATGTCCGCTTTGAATGAGACCATTTCTTCAACGAAACAGGTCGCGGACGCTCTCAAGAAGCCCGCCCAAGTGTGCGGCGCTTTTCTGGACCCAGCTTTCCAGAAGCGCTTACTCACGAAGGTTGGCATTCTTGCTGCGAAATGGCTCGTCGCAGGCTTTGGCTCGTGGACGTCGGTGCTGTTTGATTTGATCACTTTTGTCGATTCAGTCACAAACGCCGTCTCCGCTGGCCTTTCGTACATTGGCTCTCTTTTACACGATCGCATCGCTGACATTGTCGAGCTCGTTTCGAGCTTCTTCTCTTCCGAACAAGGTTCAAC